TGGCGCTCTGCAGCTCGGGCGTGCTGAGGCCGAAGTATTGGTTGATGATGGGCGAGGCGTAGCCGGCGACGAGGGCCCCCGCGACGACGTTGAACGTGCGCTGCGGCCAGCTTGCGCCGGGTGCACCGTGCAGGGCGACGATGGCCCCGGCGGCGCCGGAGAGCCAGGGCGAGCGCAGGAGGGTGTCCAGGTTGTCAGGCATCGGCATCGTCCGTGTCCTCGTTCGGCGCGGGGTCGGCTGCGGCGGTGCCGAAGCGCAGTCCCTTTTCCTCTGCCTTGCGGCGGAATTCGGCGATCTGATCGATGACATCGGCGGGGTTGCGACCACGGCGGCGAATCGCTTCGGCTTCGGAGCCGAGGCCGTTCTCAATCAGGATCTGCCAGGCGGTGGCCTCCTTGACCGGGTCGATCCACGGCATGGACTGCGCGGTGTACATCGCGTCGTTCTCGCTGCCCGGCTTGAGTCCGGCCGGCATGCGCACCACGCCCGAGAGGTGCGCGGCGAGGACGAACTGTTCCCACACCGGCTGCACCACCTCGCCGACGAACTCGTCGCACAGCACGGCGTAGTGCACCCACTGCTCCACCAGCTCCTGCCGCTGCGCGGAATAGGTGCCGTTGTAGTCGCGCGAGAGGCTGCTGTAGCTCGCGCCGACGCCGGCCGCGATGGCGCGCAGTTGGCCTTGGCGGAAGGTGATGAGGTTCGGGTTCGGACGCTTACTGTCGATGAGCCCGATCTCTTCGCCGATGGCGAGGTCATCGATCACCATGCCGGGCTTGAACGCGATCTGGCGCGTGCCCGGCGCGGGCGCGGTCTCGGGGTCGTACACTTCGGGCGAGCCGCGCTTGACGTAGGCGGTGAGCATGGCAGCGATCTTGGCTGCGACGCGCTCGGACTCTTCATAATCCTTGATGTCTTCCAGCCGCGTGATGACGCTGGCGAACTCGGACACGCCGCGCACCTGGCCGATGTGGTCGAGCGTGGCGAGGTGCAGCACGCGATCCCACGGCACAGGCTTGGTGGCGCCGCTGCTGCTCGGCAGCGCGGGCGAGCTTACGTCGCCCTTGAGCACATGCACCGCGAGCGGCTTGCCCCACTGGTTGCGCCGCACGCCCTGCACGATGCCGCGCTTGGGGTCGTTGAGCTCGAGCGGAACGTAGTCCGCCTCGAAGGCCTCAAGGCTGAAGGGCACCCGTGATCCATGGTCGACGCCGGCCACGGGGCCAGTGATCATCTGCGCGAATACTTCTCCGTCGCGCACCCACGCGCGCACCATTGCGCGCTGCAGGCGCGACCACGGTAGGCGGTGCGTGACCTCGGGCCGCCGGCACCAGTCGCGATACGCTTCGACCAGCGCGGCGGCGTATTCGCTGTCGATCGTGCCGTCGAGGCGGCGCGGCTGCGGCTCGATGCCGATGCCGGCGGCGCCCACGATGTTGTTGACCAGCGTGCGCAGCGCGCCGCGCGCGAGGTCGTGATTGCGCGCCAGGTGGCGCACCTGCGCCCGCACCGCGGCGGCGCCCAGCTGCACCACTTCATTCTGCGACCCGCGCTCGCGCCGGAACTTGCGCATGCGCGAATGCTCGGCCGCTTCGTACTGCGCGAGCACCGATCGCGCCGCGCGCCGACGCAGCGCGGCATGCGGCGCAAAATAGCCGACGAGGCGGTCGATGACGTTCATGCGCCCTCGCCCGATAGATCGGCCACGGCGTAGTTGAGGCCGGCACCGCCGGCGGCGCGGGCCTGCTCGCGCGAGACTTGCGCCTGCAGCAAAGTGATCTGCTTTTGCACGGCGGAGAGCTCGGCCATGCGGTGGGTGCGGTCGCCGGAGCGGGCTTCCTGCGCCTGGAGGATGGCGGCTTCGGCTGCCAGGTAGGCGGCGAGGCGGGTTTCTGCGACAGAGGGCATGAGGCGCGGCGCACGGGTAGAGGCTGATGCGACGAAAGTACGCGCGCGGGTGTTGCAGCGTTACCCGGTGATGCGACAGTTATTCGTCCCCAGGCGGGAGACACGGGCTGTGCTCTTGAGAAACGCTTACCCCCTCTCGAATGATTCTGAGCGGTGGAGGCGGAGGCGGCGGCGGAGGACGCTGCCCGCGCGACACCCTGAGCGCGCATCCCCTGATGATGCGATCGTCGCTCAATGGGAACTCCAAAATGCAGTGCGCCGCTCCGAATAGCCGGCGAGGCGCTGCTTGGTGCGTGCAAACGCCGTGGCTGAAACACTTGCAGTCGATGGGTTGCATGTTTATTCGGGTATCCGGATTAGGCTGTGTTTTGCCCACAGTTATCGTGGTATGGCAATATGCGTGGTTGATAAAGAAGACTGATAAGAAAATGGCTCGCACACCACAGCCCCGCTACGGCATAGCAGAATGGTTCGGCAGGGACATCGCCAGATTGACGCCGGAGGAACGGCAAGCACTCGGCCAACTCGCAGCCAGACAGGACGAAACCGGGGACTTGTCCGCAGCGCCGCCGTGCCCGTTCCTCGCAACATTGATCCCGACCGCCCGTTGCAACAAAGCCAGCGGCGTTTGCACGATCCGGCGCTATGCGCCGGGTGAGGACGCTACCGGCGTCCCGGTGGATGGGGACAAGGTGGTGACAGTATGCCCGCTGCGCTTCTTGCAGCATGTAGGGGAGGGGCAAAGCCTGTTCTCCTGGGTCGCGGAAAAGATGCTGGACATCGACGCGCCTACGGTCGTGAAAGAAACCCCTTTTCTGCGCAAAGTCTCCGATGCGGCAAGGCCGGGAGAGGCGGCAGACGCGGACGATGAAGACGAAGGAAGGAAGGCCGGGCGAATCGACTGGATTCTGGTCAATCCGGCGACAATGGCCGCGGGCGAGCTGGAATGGTGCGCCGTAGAGACACAAGCCCTGTATTTCTCCGGCGACAAGATGGAACACGAGTTCAATGCCTACGCCGCCGCGCCGTCGCCAGTCCTCTATCCGGTCGGCAAACGCCGACCGGACTATCGCAGCAGCGGCCCCAAGCGGCTATCGCCGCAGCTCGATGTCAAGGTGCCAGTGTTGCGCAACTGGGGCAAGAAGGTTGTTGTCGTCATTGATCGATACTTCTTCGATAACATGAACGAACTGACCGATGCCTACGCCAGAGCGCGCAACGATCAGGAACGCCGCGATAACGCCGATGTCGTGTGGTTCGTGGTGGACTTCGATGCCGACATGCACTTGCGACCAAGCGCTGTCGTGTATACCACGCTTGAAAGCTCACGTCGCGCGCTCAACGCGACGGAACCACTGAGCAAAGCCGACTTCACCCGCGAGCTGAAGGCCGTCATCAATGACGGCAACCGCACGAACAAGGTTTTCAGGGCTTCAGAAGCAGAAGCTCCTGAATGATGGCGTGATGGGTGTTCTTCATCGGCACCGTCTCGATGCGGAAACCGTGACGCTGCGCCATCTCGCGGACCTCCGGCGCATCGTCGTAGGTCATCATCACGGAACCACGAACAGCGGCCATGAGAGCGAACAAGCCTTCATGATCGATTTCGTTGTGGGTGTATAGGCGTTTGCCCGCCTTCTTGCCGCCGGCAGTATAGGGCGGGTCCACAAAGAAAAAAGCGTTGGTGTCGTCTGCGAAAGCCTGAATCACCGCGAAGGCGTCCGCGTGCTCGAAGGTCACGCGCTCGCGCATGGAGCGCAGAACCTCGATGCGCGTTGCCAGCGTCTCCGGATACCAGCGCGATTTCAGGCCGCGCCCGGCCTCGCCTTCCTTCACCAAGCCAGCGCCGGCAGACATGATGCCGCCGCGCTGCATCCTGTTCTTGATGATGGTCCGCCAGGCCCACTCCTTGGTGCTGCTGGGCTTGCCGTCCAACACCTTGCGGACATTCTCCAATGTCACGTCAAAGCCGGTGATGCGGTTGCAGAGCCACCGTACATCGGCATCCCTGCCGGCGAAAATTGTCTGCCACACGGCGGCCACATCGTCGTCCAGCTCTGCCAAAACAACATGCTCGGCCAGGCTCTCGGCCGCCACGGTCAGGCCGGACATGGCTCCGCCTGCGAATGGCTCCACGAAAACGGAAGGCTGGCGCTTCGATGTCATCAGCCATTTGCGGACTTCTGGGACAAGCCAGGTCTTGCCGCCTGGGTAACGGAAGGGGCTGAGTTGGCGAACTTGCGCTACGTTCGTGGGCTTCTGCTTGTTGTGCAACTGCTCGACAAGCGCGTTCAGGGCATCGGCGCGAACCGGGTCCACCAAGTGCGGACGCAAGCCTTCAAGCGCCTTCTTGCAGTCTCGATGAACAAGCACGGCGGTTCGATCAACACCCATTTCTTTCAGTCGTCCAATGCGGCGGTTCTGGCGCTGTAGTGCGGTGGAGTCCATTGTTTCATCCTCCGTGAATGTTCACGAACATACAGACACCGACTTATGGCGTCAACCCGTGAATGTTCACGCAACATAGCTATGTTGTTTCGTCATCGCAAAAGCGGATCTGGTTGTGGGCAAACACACCGTAATCCGGATACCCGTTTATTCCTGTTCGTGGCGGCGCAGGATGCGGTAAATGGTCGATCGGCTTTTGCCGTAGCGTCGGGCGAGCAGCTGCACGTTGCGGCCGTTGTACTCGGCGCGCACGCGCGCGGCGACATTGTCGCGGGTGAGCGTGTCGAGGGTGTACAGCGGGTAGGACGTGCCGCCGTGGCCGAGCCGGGCCGCGCCGAGGATGAGCGCGTCGGCCAGGGTCTCGGCGATGGATTGCGGCAGGCGCAGCTCGCGCGTGAGCACGTCGGTGAACACGTCGGCCAGGGTGGCGGCCTGCTGGGCGGGGGCGGTCATAGGCGGCTGCTCCAGTCGGATTTTGCGAGGCGGTGGGTGGCGGTGGTGGAATGCGGGATGGCCCGGACGTGCGCGGGATCGGCGGGGGGCGGCGGCGCAGGCGTCTGCACGGCGGGGGGTCGCTCCAGTTTCTTGCCCGACAGCCGGCACGCGGCCAGCGCGTAGTTGAGGCAGTCGAGCGTTTCGTTGCGCGGACGGGTCTGCACCCACTCCTGCACCGGGCGGGTGCCGCGGAACTTGGTGACCAGCTTCTCGGCTGCGAGTTGGGCGAAGTACTCGTCGTCGAACGCGGGCTGGCGCGGAAAGTGGATATAGCCGGGGCCGGGCTGCATCTGCTTGAGGCGGGCGTAGAGCAGCGCCTTGCCCTGGTCGACGCCGAGCGGCTCGGGGCGCACGCCGGTCTTACGCTGGCGGCGCAGGCGCTGGCGGCGGATCTTCTCGTCTTCGACCAGCGGGCGGCCGGTGCCCGACAGGCCCTTGATGGCTCGGCACCAGCCGCGCGGCTTGACGAACGCATAGACCATCGAGGTGTTGTAGCCGGAGTCGATGCACGCGAACTGCACGCCGGCATCGGTAAGGACGTCGCCAAGCTCGGCCCACACGTCAGGCTGCGCCGTATCGCCGGGCAGGATCACGTGCTCGAGCAGCCAGGCCTCTTCGCCTTCGCCCCACGCGACGATGCTGGCCTCGAGGCGGTCCTTTTGCACGTCCACGCCGGCGGTGATGAGCGCGTAGAGCGGGCGGCCGTCCTCGGTGAGCGTGTCGAGGGTGTATTCCTCCAGCCGGCTGATGAGGCTGATCTCTTCGATGCTGTCGCCCTGCTCGCGCCACACCTCGCCGAGGTAGGTATTGACGAAGCCCTTGAGCTCGGCGGTGTCGCCCTGGCTGTTGATCCACTTTTGCGCGATCGCGCGCCAGTCCAGGCCGAGGCCGGTGGGCGCGTACAGGGCGTTGAGGTGGTAGCCGTGGGCGAGCTTCACGCCGGGGCGCTGCGCCACCCAGCGGCCGCGGGCGAGCATGTCGGCCTTGTGGCCTTCGCTGATCTCGGCGCCGCAGTGCTTGCAGACGTACCAGGCGTCGACCACTTGCGGCAGGTGGTGCGGGTCGTCCTCGGGCGGGGGCGCGGTGCGCCACTTGAGGCCGTGCTGCCCGGCCTTGCCGCCGAACTCCAGGTGCTGGAACTCGTCGCAGTGCGGGCACGGCACGTAGTAGCGGCGCATGTCGGTGCGGCGATACTCGATGTCGATGCGGCTTTGCCCTTCCAGCGTGGGCGTGCTCACCAGGTAGGTCTTGGCGCGGCTGAAGGTGCGCTGTCGGTTTTCGATCAGCGTCATTGGGTCACCCTCGCCGCCTACGTCCCACGGGAAGGCATCCACCTCGTCGCAGATCACATACGGCAAGTGGTCCGATCGCAGGCTGTCCGGGCTGTTGGCGCCGGCCTTGATGATGCGGGAGCGGGCTCCGTATTCGAGCAGGTCGCCACGGTTGGCCTTGTTGCGGCTGGCAGTCGTGACGAGATTGGCGAGCGCTTCCGACTCGTCGATCATCTTCGCCAAGCGCGGGTTGAACGAGCGGTCGCGCAGCTCGAGCGTCGGCACCACCACCAGAAGATCCTTGTTCTGCAGGTGGTGCATGACGTAGCCGAGCCAGTTGTACATCGCCTCGGTACCGCCCACGCCCGAACTCTTGATGAAGACGACCTTGCGCACGGGCGAGTGCTCGGAGAGGTCGTCCATGATGTCGCGCAGGTAGGGCGTGAGCCCGGTGCGCCAGGGGCCGGGGGCGTTGGTGCCGGTGCGGATCACCCGGTAGCGGTCAGCGTGCTGGCTGACGGTGAGCAGGTCGCGCGGCTTGGCGCCGCGGGCGATGCGCTCGCCGAGCATCGGCAGGCGGGTGGTGGCGGCCTGGACGGATTCGCCGAGCTCGCGCAGCACGTCGTGCGCCACGTCTGACATGAGGTAGTGCACGCGGGTCTCGTCGTGCTCGCCGTCGATCGCCGCCAGCCAGCGGCCGACCAGCGCGTCGAGCGTCTGCAGTATCACCGCGCGCGCGGCTACCGCATCCGCGCGCACGTCGTCGAGCGCGCAGGTGTCGGCGAGCACGCGGTCGAAGTCGGCCTTGGCTTGTGCGGCGCGCAGGCGTTCGCGCTCGGCTTGCAGGTCGGCGAGAGAGGCCATGTGCGCTTATCCGATGCGGTTGAACAGCCGGCGCAGGGCGTAGCTGCGCACGAGTGACACGACGGTGAAGATGGCGCCGATGGCCAGGTGCTCGCCGGCGGAGGCGTGCAGACCGAACAGCGGGAACACGGCAGCCTGGGTCGCCACGGCAACGCCATAGCCCACGGCGACGTTGGCGACCGCCTCGAGCGCGGAATGGGCGCGGGACTGGCCTCCGCTTACAGCCACCCCCTCGCGGATGATGCGCAACGGAGGCCCAGGCGGCGGTGGTGGCGGCAGCGGTTGGTAGCCGTTGCCGTCACGGCCGTTGTAATCGGCGCGGCTCATGCGCGCGCCTCCGGGAACGCTTCGCCGGTTTCGGCGTGGGTGGCGCGCTGGCCGGTGAAGTCTTGCCAGCGGCGGACGATCACATCCACGTAGCGCGGGTCGAGCTCCATCAGGCGCGCGCCTCGGGCGGTTTTCTCGCAGGCGATGAGCGTGGAGCCGCTACCCCCGAACAGATCCAGCACGGTGTCGCCGCGCTTGCTGCTGTTCTTGATGGCAATCTCGACAAGCTCGACCGGCTTCATGGTCGGGTGCAGCTTGGACTGAAGCGGCTTGTCGACGTGCCATGTGGAAAACTTGTCGCGCTCGCCGTACCAAGGGTGGCCGGCACCCTCTTTCCAGCCGTAAAGAATTGGCTCGTGCTTGTAGTGATAATCCGCACGGCCGAGCACATGGTTGTTCTTGATCCAGATGAGTTCATGCCTCATCGGAATGCCGGCTTTCATCATCATCATCATCATCATCATCATCATCTGCTCGCCCCCTTGCGGCGCGCAGACGTAGAACGGACAGCCCGGCTTCATCACAGCGGCCATCGTGCTGAAGATGGCCAGGAAGAAACCCCCCAAGGCGTCACCCTGCAGGTGGTCGTTCATGATCTCCGTCTGAATGCGATTTCCCTTTGAAGCCTTGTTCAGGCTTTCGTTTTTGTCGGCGTAGCTCACGCCGTAGGGCGGGTCGGTGAAAACCATGTCGGTTTGCTGGCCTTCGAGCAGCAAAAAGGCGCTGGCCTCGTCGGTGGAGTCTCCGCACATCACCCGATGCCGCCCCAGCGCCCACACATCACCCGGCCGACTGATCGGATCGGGGCGCACCTCGGGCACCGCGTCGGCGTCGCCCTGCCCTTCGCCTTCGCCCAGCTCGAGGTCGAGCAGCTTGCTAATCTCGTCGTCGTCAAAGCCGGTGAGGCGCAGGTCGAAGTCCATCTCGGCCAGCTCGCGCAGCTCGAGCGCCAGCAGCGCGTCGTCCCACCCGGCATTCAGCGCGAGCTTGTTGTCGGCGATCACATAGGCGCGCTTCTCCGCGTCGGTGAGGTGCGCCAGGCGGATGCACGGCACCTCGGATAGCCCAAGCTGGCGCGCAGCCATTACGCGGCCGTGGCCGGCGATGATGCCGCCCTCGCCGTCGATCAGCACCGGGTTGGTAAAGCCGAACTCGCGGATGCTGGCGGCGACCTGGGCGATTTGCTCGGGGCTGTGGGTGCGGCTGTTGCGGGCGTAGGGGACGAGGGCGTCGAGGGGGAGGTGTTCGATTTGCGGTTTCATGCCTTGGGTTCCTGTTTGCGCTGCCACCACAGATCTGCCAAGCGGCTTTCTGCTGCGTCGGAGAGCACAGGGGTGACGCCCTGGAGGTTTTCGGGGCGCGGGGTGTCGGCCGGGCGCAGGCGGGCGCCGCGCAGGCCGTCGATCATGCCGGCCTGGTGCAGCGCGGCGGCGAAGGCGCGCAGCTCGGGGTGCTCGCGCAGGGCTGCGTTGAATTCGCCGACGTTGCCTTCGTGGCAGAAGAGTTCCTCGGTCATGCGTCACCTCGCTGCGGCTGGCTGCGCAGGCGGCGCAGCGCGCGGGGGAATTCGGCGCGCAGGGCGCGGCGCACGGCGCGCAGCTCGGCGCCGAGCAGCTCGCGCCGGCGATCGGGCGCGTTCATCACCGCCAGGCGGGGGGCGGTCTGGTCGATGACGCGCTCGACGGCGCTGCGGACGATTGCGCCGAGCGCTACGGCTTCGCGGGCCACGTCCTTGCGGTTGAAGCGCAGGCCGCGGGCCATGGCCATGCCGAGCTTGATCTGCTGGTTCTCGAACTGCAGCGTGATGGCCTTGTAGCGGGCGCGGCCGGCGCCGTCGGTGTCGGATGTGGGCGCGGCTTCGTTTTCGGCGCTGCGGGGCGCGTGCGGGGCCGTGGCGGTGTTTTCGGCTGCGGGGGCGTGTGCATCCCCACCCTGCCCCCTTTCGGCGGCGTGGCGGGCCGCTACGTCGGCGCGGCCGCCCTCGGTGGCTTTGAGCCGGGCGAGGCTGGCTTCGACGTCGACCAGGGCGCCGGATAGCACGAGGCGGCCGGCCTGGGCGGCTCGGGTGACGGTGCTGCGGTTCCAGTCGAGCCGGCGGGCGAATGCGGCTTTGGTCTCCAGGGTCATCTCGGCTTCCTCTTTCTTTTTTTCAGGCGTCAGGCGTGGGGGTGAAAACGCGCGCCCGCGACCGCACGGGTGTACCGCACGCCACCGCACGGGTGGGCGCACGCCTGAAACCCGCGTAGCGCACGGGGCGCACGGGCGCACGGGGGGGGGGTACGTGTGTACGTGAACTGTTTTTGTGCGTGCAGCATGTTTGCGAGCGCGCACGTGTACGCGCGCTTGTAAGCCCGTGCGCCCCGTGCGGTTCCAGTATTGGCGCGGGTTTCAGGCGTGCGGTGGGGCGTGCGGTAGCCCGTGCGGTGCGGTGTGCGGTCATGACTGCCCCCCTTGCAGCGCGGCACGGAAGGCGAAGTAGCAGCGGGTGAGCCACTGCGTCTGCGTTTCGTCCTTGCGCTGGGCGTGTTCGGGCGGCAGCGCCTCGATCGCCGGGATGACGAAGCGCTGCCGGACGGGCTTGCCGGTGTAGTAGGTGTCGGCGTAGCGGTCCTTATGGCCCTTGACCCAGCCGGGGAGCTTTTCGACGTGCCCGGCGAACTGGTTGGATTCGCGCGGGAAGCGCACGCCCTCGCGCCGCGCCCACTGCAGGTAGGCGGTGTAGAGGTCGGCGCTGCCGCAGGGGCAGAACGGCATGCCCTCGATGTCGCCGTTCTGCCAGTCGAGCAGGAAGCGGTCGACGGATTCGCGGTTGGTGTCGATGAGCTGGGCCTTGGCCTTGGTCATCGGTGGGCGCGTCCAGGGCTTGAAGTCGCCCAGGTCGAGGTGCAGCAGGTGGTGATGCAGGGCTTCGATGCCGCCGGCTTCGATCTCGGCGGCCACTTCGTCGTAAAAGGCCTCGGAGAGCTTGCCGGGCGTCCAGATCACCAGGTGCCGGCGGTCGTCGTTTTCCAGGACGATCGGCTGCTTCTCGTTGGACAGGAAGACCAGGTTGATGTGGTTGCGCTCGGTGTAGGCCGGCAGGTTCTTGGGGTTGATGCGGATGGTTTCGGAGGTGATCAGGTTCTTCAGGAAGTTCTTGACGTGGTGCATTTCGCCGCGGGCGACGACCTCGTCGGCAACACCGAAGAGCTTTTGCCCCCAGTCGCTGTTGAACTTGTCCTCGAGCGCGGATTGCGTGAGCACCACCGCGTGATGGGCGTAGATTTTGGCGTAGGCCTCGAAGAATCGGCTCTTGCCGGTGCCCTGCGGGCCATGCACGACGACCGCGCTTTGCATCTTGGCGCCAGGGTGCTGCAGCGGATACGCCAGCCAGCACAGCGTCCAGCGATACACCTCCTCGCTGTTGGCCTCGTTGCCGCAGAGGTAGCGCAGGAGGTCGAGCAGCAGCTCGCACTTGCCCTCGCGCGGCTTGGTGGGCCAGCCTTTCCACTTGTTGAGCTTAACCGCCGGGTCGCGCCCCGTCGGGTCGAAGCCGATCTCGTCGATGTAGGTCGCGCGCGACTGCCAGGTCGGGTGGTCCTTGACGTCGTCCCAGCGCACGCGCGCCGGCAGCATGGCGACGATCTTGGAGCGCTTGACCATCTCCTGTGTCCAGAGGTCGAAGGCGAACTCGCCGGTGCTGTCATCGACGTGGATGAAGCGCTCGACGATCTCGGGCAGCGCCATGGTGGAGAGGGCCGCAGGGCGTTCGCCGGGCTTGCTCCCCTCCCCCCTTTGTGGGGCCGCCCCGCGCGCGGTCGCGGCGCTGGAAACCCAGCCTGCCGATGCGATGGCGGCGTCGATCTGCGCGCGCACGGCATGCAGGCCGCCCTCGGGCAGCACGTGCAGGTCGTTGAAGTCGGTCGGGCCTTTCTTGGCCTTGTCGGTACTGCGCTCGACCGGGAAAACCGGCACGACATAAGCGCCATCTATGGCAAGCGCTGCAGCCTGGGCGGCATGCACGCCGGTGTTCGGTTCGGTGAGGTAGTCGTCGTCGGCGCACACCAGGACGCGCACGCCGCGGTAGCGCTTGCGGATGGCCGTGGCCACGGGGAGCAGCGAGCCGGCGTCGAAGGCCACCACCACCGGCAGGCCGGTCGCCTCGTGCAGACTGGCGCCGGTGGCGAAGCCTTCGCACAGCAGCACGATGCCGCCGGCGATTGGGCTGCCGATCTGGAACCAGTGCCCCTTCTTGATGAGGCCGGGCGGGGTGAAGTCCTTGTCGCGCCCCTTCTTGGCCTTGGTCGTCGGGTCGCCGTAGATGACCTGCAGGCCCCACACCTTGCCATCGCCATCCTGCATCGGCACGACCAGGTTACCCGAGCTCGACACGCGCGCGCCGTACAGCTTGCCCGGCGGGAGGCCCTTGCGCTGCAGGTAGGCGCAGGCGCCGGTGTCGGACAGCTTGCCCCACCAGGTCGAGGCCTGGGCCGCGGCTTCGTCGCCACGTTTGAGGCGCTCGGCTTCGGCGCGTTTTGCCTCGAGCAGCATGCGCTCGCGGATCGCTGCCATTTGCTGCGCATCGACCGACTTGCGCTCGCCCTTGGGAAACGGGATCTTCTCGAAGAAGTACTCGGCGCCACGTGCGAAGCCGTAGGTGCCAAGGATCACGCTGTCGCCGTTGGAGAGAGGCGTCTCGAAGAGGCGGTACGCGCCGCGCTTCTTCTTGCGGTCGCCGTCCATGTAGCAGCGGACCATCTTCGAGGTGCCGATCTGCAGCGGGCCTTCAATCTCGAGCCCGGCCGCCATCAGCAGCGACAGCACCTCGTCGTAGTTCTTGCAGAGGGCCATGTTGCCTATGCCCCGAGCCCGCAGCCTAGGGGGGAGGGGAGCAAGCCCGGCGAACGCCCTGCGGCCCTCTCCACCATGGCGCTGCCCGAGATCGTCGAGCGCTTCATCCACGTCGATGACAGCACCGGCGAGTTCGCC